AGTCGTACTGTAATCAACTATCGAATAATCATCCGTCATATTAGCCGCGCCTAAATCATCAAGCTGCGCATTCAATTCAGCAGACGTAGGCGTATAATCATTGTCATTATCATTAAAAGTAATAACAGGGGCAGGTGTAGGTGGTGTATATATATCAGCAACATCATAAACATTACTCCCATACAAAGGTGCAGGATCACGTCTGTTATTATCATTATGAGTAATAACTGGTGTCGGAGTTGGAGCTGTCGGTGTCGTAAGAATTGCCTGAGCGCCTTTTCTGTCAGCGCGAGAACCACCGCCTCCGCCGCCTCCTCCACCGCCGCCACCGGAATCACCGCCAAAAGCTATCTGAGGTTTTAAAAATGAAAGTAATATATTATACATGCTCTAGCCACCTTTGTTCGGATAAACTCCGCGCCGTTGGCCCCTGTGCGACCAAACTTTTTTAACCTCTGGAAACTCCAACTTAAACATTTGCCGAAGTTCCCTACAAAAACTCAACACTCCAGAAGAGCCGTTGGGGGCAATCATATCAACAAAAACTAATTTGTCACCTGTTTCTCGCTGAAAAATTTCAGGTCCCCAATAATCTCTTGTTTCAAACTCCTCATCCGTCATCCAAGCCCACGTCACAAACCCTGCACACGAACCACCCTCGTTATGCCAAATCTTATAACGACCACTCTCAATCGCAGGCGATAACCGCCACGCAATAGTGCTACTAGGAAAAGTCGAATACGGTAAACACGTTGTCCATAAATCAACGCAATCTATAAAATCTGCCTGCTTAGACATTAGTAACGGCCTAAACCACCAAATAACGGAACAACACCACCATTCATTAACTGAACAGGCGCACTCCCAACATTAGCGTTATTACCTAATGCACGACCAATCGGTGCAATTTGTGGCTGTGGCTGCATTTGCATCTGTGGACGCATCTGCATCTGCTGACTCTGCAAAAATTTATTTTTTCTAGTACCTAAAGCATTCTTGAAATTTGCGCGACCTTGTTTACTGCCGCCATAAGGAGTAGTAACTTGCGATGAATTAGGATTAGGCGCAGGAATAGATGGTGGTTGTCCGCCCATCTGAGGTGGAGGTCCACCCATAGGCGCACCCATCATTGGATTTGGCATTGGATTTGGCATCGGATTCGTCGGCATCATCGGATTCGGAGCAGAACCACCAGAAGTCGCATTCATCTGAGGCTGTCCCATCGGTTGACCCATCGGCATAGACGTTACAGCTACCATAGAATTATCTCCAAATAAATTTTATCTGTTCGCAGTGTAGCAATAAAATAAAATTTAATCAATCACCTCAAGTAATCCATTTTTAATCATGCTACCAGCTAAAGCATCCCTATCATGAAAATAATAATCCTTCCCATTCCATTCACACATCTCCATCGCAGAACGGCGCATAAACAAACGCTCAGACTCAAGGCCAAAAGATAAAGGGCCATATCTGCGTACCTGCATCACAGGAACAACCTCAGCAGGAGTTTGCGCAAAGAAATCAAACTGATCACCGTAATTTAATCGGTATTTAGGCACTGTTAGGCTCCTTTTCCATCTTATAAGATACGGTATGGGAAGATAAGGGAGGCGTCAATGGATTTTTTTGAAAAAAATTTTTGAGGGGGTCTATGGGACCCATAGTAGGTGAAAAGTTTTTTTGGGGTAGTTGTTTGAGTAAAACACTGTGTAAGTCTCAGCCTGACCGACATATCTAAAAAGGGGGGGTCTAGGCCAAATTAACCCCGATACCGAACAATTGTTGAACTTAGGTAGGGTACCTTAGAAAAGTAAAAAGCCCGCACTAGGCGGGCTTATTTGAGCTTCTGAAGTGGTACGCTAGGCTTAACCTAGCGCGCCTATTCTGTTTCTATCTGATAGCGTTGATATTCTATCTTGCCACCATTCAAATAAATCATCATCAACGTTTGCCCATATGCTTTCAACTCCACGTCTGTTTTCTGGTAGCAATTGCGCCGCGTTGCCTTGCGTCTCTATACTGAATAAAACCGTGTAACTTGTGTGGTGCGTGCCATCACCATAACGCGCGCCATTCGCTTGTTGCGTGCTAGTGACAACAGCCGCATCACCAACTCTTGAACGTATCTCACTAACCGCGGCGCGTACCCTTTGTTCACTACAACCAGTTGCGTCCATTATTTCCTGAGTTGTCGCGCCGCCATCTGAACGCATCATGTCATATTGAACACCAACTCTTGCGCCGCGTCTGAATGGCTGTTCTGGCGTATCTGTCACAACTGTTCGGTTACCGCTTTCAATTCTGTTTTCAACAGTATGTGAAACAAGATTGTTTAAGAACTTAACCCAATTGATAATCTTTGCCGCTTCAATTGTACCGCTTGCTTGTCTGAATTCGATAGTACCGCGCGACCATGTTTGTAAGTTGATTGATGTAAACTTGCCAAACGTCAATTCGCTAATATTTGAAGCTTGTTCAATGCGGCGCGTGTTTAATGGCGCGCAATATCGGTTATCTGTTCTTGATCTTGGGAACATTGAATTGACCGCATCTTGCTGTCTTGTATATCGACGCATAATATCTTGAACCGCTATAAAATCCATTGGATCAGAATGGTTTGAAAAAAAGCGGCCAGTTCGTTCTTTAACATCAATACTTTCACCACAAAATTGAGTTGCGGTTGTATCGCTATTAAGCGGCGCGTTACCAATGTGAACATGTAAACCGCAAGATGAGTTTACACTTGCGCCAACTTCGTCCAATACACGGCAAATCTTTTTAATATAATCCCATGCAAAATCACATGGTGCCAATGGTGGCAATACAATCTCGGCGTCAACTCGTGGTGTCCCATCGGGCTTTACATCACAACCGCGAATTTCTGCATTATTTAAAGCATCTGCAATTCTTGATATACTTGCGCCGCATGTTTCTATTTCTATTCCAAATGTGTAAGTCATTGTTTTTATTACCTTTTTTACTAGAATGGTCAGGCACGCCGCCCTCCCTTAAAAAGACATTATCCCATATTATCCCATATAACAAGGGAATAAACCGGATAATTGTAAAGTTTTTTTAAAACCGCTGGAACGCATAACATTGCTACAGGTTAAATAAAGCGAACAAGTTTAGATTTTTTTTACAATTATAATGTAATAACATATGTGTGTATGTGTATATGTGTATGTATATATATCTATATTTATATAGTATATATACCCCGACCCCGATCCCGAAAGCCCGATCCCCGAAGCCCGACCCGATCCCGAAGATTCAGCGCTGCTGACTCGCAGCAGGACGCAGCGGCCCGGCAGCTTTCGGACAATTGTTCGGGTTATGATTCCGGGCAGCGCTGCGACCCGGCGGATCTCACCCGGCAGCTTTACGACCCGGGGACGAAAGTTGCAGCAGTTTCTTCCTGGCCCGATAACCCGAACAATTCTTCGGCTTGTTTTCCCCGGCTGCAAAGATTTAGGTTAGCCCGGTAGCTGCGGCCCGGTGATTCCCGTGCAGCCTGAATCATGAGTCCCGAACCCGAACAATTCCTCGGGTTATGGCCCCGCCAAAGCGCTGGCAGCCCGAATCTTTATTTTTGCTAGAAGGATTTTAAGGCTGCTGGAGGTATCCCGAACATATTTCGCAACCCCGAACCCGAACAAGTTTGCTTCAGGCGCTGGGCGGTGCATTTCTGGGCGTCTAAGACCCCGCCAGCCGACCCGCACGGGGCGCAACCTGCGCTATACAGCTTCTTCGTTATCGTATGTTATGTTGATTTGTTCGGTTTTTGTGGGATTTGCTTCAGGTGTTACATCAATCATGCGATCTTTAGCACGCGTCATAAATTCCTGTAGTTGTTCAACGATTTGATCTCTCGTTAAGTTCTCAACGTTTTCATGTGTCACATGGCTACGAGCTACCATGAGGCCAGTCACCTTGAGTCTGAGTTCTTCTGCTTTAATAGCCGCACCGAAGTTCCCTGCTTCCCATGCTTCATCTCTGAGTCGTTGCATATCCCGAACAGATTTGGTTACAGAAACCCCGTACTTGCTTTCGAGTTCCTGTCTCATTTCTTCCATTCGCTCTTTAACAACTGGATTGTTGAGAAGCTGAACGGCTCTCACATTCGGCGACTTATACCCTGCCGCACGAGCCGCACCCGTCTGGGTCATATCCTTATGAATATAATTATCTAAAAACTTTTGCTGTTGCGGTTGCAACCTACGTCCACCCTTTTCAATCTGATCTCCGACCTTTGGCATTTACAAACCTTTTAACTTACAGCACCCTTTAAATATAACCCAACAATAAAAAAAGAACAAGCCCATAATAAACCAATAGTTCCCACACTGGAACAACTTTCCTAAGATCATAAATCACATCGGGGGGTTTTGTTATATAACCCCCCCTATAAGGGGGGTGACGCGGTTGACGTAAAATAACCCATTGATTTTAAACAACATTCTACGTCAAAACGCAAAACTGACGCAACTGACGTAAACTACCTAAACTATTGAAAACAAACAAAACTCTACGTCAGCATCAACTGCGTCAGGTTTTGACGTGAAAAAAGTTGACGTAGAAAATCGTTTAAAATCAATGCATAACTTTTCTTATGTTTTTGCTTGACCACAGCGCATATAGTGGGTATATATGGGATATTCTAGCAAACGGAGTATATAAAATGCAGACGATTACAACAAAATATATTGGACAAACTGAAAAAAGATGTTCAAGAATTAAGGCTACACATTCTGGCAATTACGCAAGTATGATCATGAGTTATGATCACGCGTTAAATGCTGAGGAGAATTATGTTGTAGCGGCGAAGTTGCTTGCTGAACGTCTTAATTGGGATGGTCAATTTATTGGCGGTCATACAAAAGATGGCATGGTATTTGTAGACGCAAAGCCTGTTTATGATTTCACAGTAAAAAGCAAAGCGCCTGATAGTGAAAGAGAGGTAGCGTAATGTTAAAAGATAGACGCAAGCAATGGCAGAAAGATTGCATTAATTTTTCTTGGTCGCGTTGCGGTACTGTTGCGACTGAGCGCGGTTATAGCACCCCGACACGTTTGAAGCGTGTCAATGCAATGTTAAAATCTAACGAGCATCAGGCTTCAATCATCTGGGAAAATTTAGAGTTAATTGAAAGACATAAGGAGGCCGCGTAATGTTTTATATGGCATATGGAATGAATACCAACCGCGAATCTATGGCGGTTCGGTGTCCACAAGCAAAACCAATGGGCGCATTTTACTTGCCGGATCACCGGCTAGTATTTCGCGGCGTTGCTGACTTTGTTCCAGACGTTGAAAGCGTTTTACCTGTTGTACTGTGGGAAATCACGCCCGATTGTTTACGTTCTTTAGATAGACTTGAGGGCTACCCGCATTTTTACAATAGGCGTAAACTAAACGGCGCATGGATTATCTATGAAATGGTTGATCAATCGCGCACTAGTTTACCTAGTGAGCATTATTATCGTATGATTGAGGAAGGATACAAAGATTTTGGCCTTGACGATTGGCATTTACGCCACGCTAAAGCAGACGCAAAGGAGCAAGCCGCATGATGTACCACCTACAGCAAACCGACACTAGCGGGAAAGTTCATTTAATCCCCGCTATTAAAGTTTCTATGACTGCTATGGAAATTTCATGGCTGATCGAGGGCTTGGATGCCCTCGTTTTGCCTAGTAGATCAAAACGCGTTAAACGTAGTTTGAAACGCGCACTTATTGAAATTGAAAAGGAAGACACAAAATGACTAAAGCAAATAAAAATAATAAACCTTGGACTGCCGCAGATGATGCGGAGTTAGTGTTGATGCGTGAGGCTAAGACACCAACGAAAGAAATTGCGAGAGCATTAAACCGAACGCCTTCGGCGGTTATGAATAGAATTCGAAACAAGCAGATTCCTTACGGAAAAGAGCTGACATTTCGCGAAGTTGTAGATACAGCGTTTGCCAAGGGTGAAATTGAATTCGGTGAGCCAGACGAAAAGGGAAGCTTTGAACAACTAACAGATTTGCTAGGCCAGATGGAAGAAGATATTAAACCTAGCAAATGGTTTCCAAAGTTGCGAAAGTTCTTAAAAAAATTATTCGGGTTAAAATAACAAAAAATCAGGCGGACCTCCCGCCTTTTTTTATATACATAAGCCGAACAAATCATCGGGTTATAAAACCTACTGCTGTGTTATGCGCGCCAGTTGTTAAAGGCAATGTGATGATTGGAACACCTTGCCCCAATTGATGTGTTATTGACACCCGTAGTTTTTACTACTATCTTAAAATTATTGTAATCAATTTACCCTTACCTGTATTGATTACACTGCTCTTACTGACCCCGACTGGCTAGGTTTCGCACTGCAAAGTCGGGGTTTTTTTATCCCGAACATAAATTTTCTTATATATGCCCTTGACCCCGAACATAAGAAATGTTATGTATTAGGTCTAGCAAAGAAAGGTAATAAGATGACACAATCATTTCAATGGCTTATCACTTCATCAGGTCACTTCATGCACGGCACGGAAAAGAAGTTTTACAACAACTTAGCCCATGCTGAGGAGTTGCCCGAAAACTTTAAAGATGCTTGCCACATGGCGTATGATCATTGCAAGGACTGCACGTCTATTCGTGTTTTACGCCTTGATCGCGATACAGGCACTTTTGAAGATCAAACAGCTAAAGCTGTATATTTTATCGCGCAAAGCGTTTTAGACCTTAGAGACGAGGAGAACGGCGTTCCCGAATGGGCGCAGGAGCAATTCGATGCCTTGGAACCAGTATTAGAGGGAGATTACTAATGAGTAATGCGCAAGTAGAAAATTTAGAGGAGTTTTTAACTTGGTTAAAGACTTGCCCAAATCATTACACAATTAGCTCGATGCAGGGCGGTTTTGTTCATGCAAAATTTTTAATTTCAGTTGAAAAGAAAAGGGAAGAGCAATGAAAAAAGACATAGAGCTTGAGCGTATGCTTAATGAAGTTTTTGCAAAAGTATTTGGGAAGGACTGGTAATGGCAAAATGGAATTTAAAAGGGGAGCGCATGGACATTAAAGATGTCCTTGTGCGTCTTAACGATATTATTCACGCGAAAGACCCGAAGGCTGAGGCTGTAAGGTTTAAGCGTGATCTTGTTGTTAAGTTGGAAGAGGATAAGTAATATGGAAAGACCAACTTTCAGATACATTCTTGACCGCTTAAATGGTATTAAAACGCAATCTGACCTAGAGGCATTGAAGTCCGATGTTGAGGGTTACTTGCCTTTAGATAAGTTTGAAGAGGACTTTGATGTCAACGCCGCAGTAGATAATTTAAAGCGTGACTATGTTAATAGGGCTTTAAATAAAGTTCCGACATTGCACGAAGCCGCAGACTTGCTCGGGTTAAAGAGCTATCAGGTTTTAGTAAATTGGATCAAACGACTGGATATTAAACATGACTAACAGAGCAGATATATTGGACATGGCTAAACAGTATGTGACCAAAGACAGAGCGTCTGATCATGGCGACATGCAAGATAACTTCAAGATGATTGCAGATTTTTGGTCAACATATTTAGGTATTGTGATTAACCCGCATGAAGTTGGAGTTATGATGAACC